CTAGTTGCTGTATTAATATACTTTCCGCCCGAAACTTGATCTAAATAAGCTAGTGCTTCAGCTGCAATAAAATCTCTGTTTGCTTGTAATTGTGCTGCTGCATTAATACGATCGGTTGTAGAACTCGAAATAGAATTAAATGTTAATGGATATGTTACACCATCATCAGTATCAATATTACCATTTTGAATTATGTTAATGATAGCATCAAAAGCATTGTTACAAGCTGCTAATGCTCCTGCATTATTTGCAACACTAGTAATACCACCTACTAATCTTTTAGCTTCAGTTAATCCGTCTACCCATATAGCTTGTACTTGGCTGTCAGTCCAATCACTTTTTTCACGTTGGAAATATTGTAGTCCGTAATATGTTTGATTATAATTTGAACCTAGCACCATATCATATGTTATACCCGTAATGATTGCTTCTAAGTCTTCACCAAATTTTTCATGATCATATAATATATCAGTACTATTGTTATTAATATACGAAATAGTTTCGTTTACAATAAATCCTTTATTTTCTCGTAAAATGGCCGCAGCAGTATCATATCTTCCAGGATTTATAACAGTCGGTCCTGTGTTGATAGGTTTTTCTGGATTACTTAAATAATGATATCCAAAATGACCTTGGAATTCGTTTGTTTGGTTATAGAATCTTGCACCAGCTGCACTGACAGTAAGTCCGTCAAATTCTCTATCTCTATAGATGTAAGTTTTAGCCCAAGGAGATTGCGATACACGATTCTTAGGACGTATAATTACTCGTCTAAATTCGTCACCTTTAATAGACACATTTGCTGCTACTTTAATTGGATAGTCTTCTTCATATTGACCTGATTCGATAAAGATTGTAACTTGTCTACGATTAACAAAGTTACCATATTCAATACCTTCTCCTGCAACAAAATCTATTGGTTTTAGTATATTAACTTCAATAACATCTATATTGCCGCTACCTTCTGGATTTGCTGGATCATTTGATGCATAATAATTTACTACTCTACCTTGTGCACCTGATAGTTTACCAACAATAATTTTTCCTGGTATAACATCTCTGTTTGTTGAAATTGCTTGGTCTGTGCTATCTTTATTACCTGGATCAACCAACACATAATATGTTCTACCATATATAACGTCTGCACCAGCATCAATACCATTTGTAAGGATATTTACAACTAGATCAAATTTTTCATTTACACCATTAATTGCTGATGCAACTGCATTGGTGCCTCCGACATATTGTGTATCGTCTGTTTGATATCTTAGTCCAACAACGCCGCCAACAGCAAGTCCTAATGCTGATGTATCTACAGGACTATCAAATTCTATGTCATTAAAAAGCTCAAATTCAGTATTGCTAATTACTTTGATATAATAAAGATTATCATTTAGTTCTGTCAATCCTACTACATCTTTAATAATAACAATATTCTTATCCTGATAACCATGAGGCACACTAGTTTCTACTTTTGCAATACTTTGGTTAGTAATTCCTGCAATAGCTATTTGTTGTAATGGTCTATTTACTAAGATTGCCGCAACAATATCTTTTGCTTTTTGAATTGCCGCAATAGTCTCATTATATTGTCTTGTGATAGCAATACGGCCACTTGCATTTGCATAATATCTTTCAGCTGCTCTTCTAGTTAAACTGTTTGCATTGTTTTGCGCATCACTTACACTTCTGTTTATATCAAAAGAAATTGCATCTAGTATAAGTCCTAGATCTCTTTCACATGTGTCTATATTATAATCGAAATCTGGAAAAGCATAATTTAGATATGCAGTAACTTCTCTAATAATGTACTGTCTATTAAGATCTATAAGTTGTCTAGCAGTAGAAAATCTAGGTACACTAATACCTGTTTCAGCACCAGAACCTGCTGGAATAACCGTAGTTGGTGCTGCTCCGTCATCTCTAGTGATAGTCTGCATATAAGGACCAGGTTCTGCTTCAGATGCTTTCATCATTTCTTCAGCACGTCTTGCTGCTGCATTTATTGATGCATAAGCATAGTTCCATGAAGTACCTTCTTTTCCTGCTGGTACTCCACGCATACTATCATCTCCTTGAGTACTTACAAATAAATTGTTAATACTTGAATAAGAAGTATTGTCAGCATAAAATTTTGTTGCTGCTTGTAGTTCTTCTGGACTAGAAGTTAACCCTGCAAGTTCACCGGGGTTGTCGTTTAAAATCAATGGTCCAGTCATTGTGTCACCTTGGCGACGAACTAGACTTTTTCTTGGAACCGCTTCATTTGATAAAAAGAAGCCTGTTAAATTTTCATCATAACCGGCATCTAAAAATGTATGTGTATCATCAGTTGCAATAGTACCACTTGCTAATATTCTATTTGCATCAGCAGTTGCTTGACTTTGTACCTTTGCGTCTTCTGCACTAGCATGAATACTTAATTGGTTTGAGTTATAGTATCTCAAGTAATATGTAACACCGCTAGTTAAGTTTGAAGGATCATTATCTTCAGCATTAAAAACATACGGTGTTCCGTTAACAGTTCTATCAAATCCGTGATCGCTTAAATTAATACGGCCATTGTCGTAAGATTCAATAGTTAAGGTATATTCAGATGCATTTACTGGTTCATCCTCTAAACGTATAGGCAAGTCGCCTGCAATATATCTACTGTCTGCATAACCTTTAGAAATAACTAAATCGTCAATAGTTATATTATCACCATCGTGAATACTATTAAATTTAACAACAGCATCTTCACTTATACTTTTAGGTCCTAAAGCAATACCAATAGCATTTTCTGCTAAATCAGAGCCTCTAGCATCTAATGGCTGTCCTAAAATTGGCTTAGGGTCTTGTGATAATCGTCTAAATGCTGTTTTTAAGATAATGTAACCAGCTTGGTCATAACTTATTAAAACACTGTCTGGCTCACCTGCACCTTCTTGTGCATCACTTTTTAATGCTACAAGATCAATATTTTGTGCTGCATCATCAACTAGTGGAATTGTTCTAGGTGATAAAAATTCAGGAGTATCTCCTAATGATGTAAATGTAATTTGGCCGCCTTCGCCAAAAACTGCATAAATTTCATTAAAGTTTTCATTTACTTTACGAAACGATTCGCGAATACTATCGCCTGTGCCGTCATTACCTTCAACACCAATATCAATTTCTTGCTTTGCCATTTTTAAATGCTCCGATTATCTTAAAACTGTGGAATATTATCCATATTAAAATTCACGCTTACTCCACAGCCACATGCTGATTGTGCGTTAGGATTTTGTATATCAAACATAGATCCTATAATGTCTTTTTTATAGTCGATTATTGATCCAAACAAGAACATAAGGCTTGTTGAACCAATTAAAAAGTTTTCGCTGATAAATTCATCATCATCTTCAACATCACTTTTATCGTTAACGAGTTGCCAATCATATTCAAACCCTGCGCAACCGCCGCCTTTTACGTTTAAAGTAACTGCAAATGCTTCATTTTCATTGCAAAGTTCATTAATTCTTGTTTGGGCAGCGTCTGTAAGTGTACAAATATTCATTGATTTCCTCTCTATTGTTTGTATTTATCGTATGATTTTATAATCTTAATGTAAATATAGTTATGTTTATTAAAGAATATACGAAGCAAACCAGGCATATTCGTAAAAGCAAAACCGGCAAGGAACACGCCTATAAGCGTGATTTAACTGTATGCATGTTTAGATGTGACAATTGTGACGTAGAATTTGAAAGACTAAGAGGCAGCATGGATCCTAAACGTCTAAGTAATAACTACTTTCACGTATGTAAGAACTGCGATAGTAAGAAATTTGCTCAGAAAAAAGGCGTAGAAAAGAAACAAATATGGAATATGTCTGCTTCTAGCTCTACGCCAATTGGTAAACTTTAGTCTTCGCGCTTCCAAATAGTCCAAGCACCATACGCAATAGCTGCATATGCTACTAAACTAGCAATTGGTTTAAAAATTAAGAATGCAACGCCTGCGCCTACTAAAACTGCGCCATCTAGTGTTGTTCTTTCTCCTAGTCTGCTAATAATCCATTTTTTCATTAGTACTTTGCTCCATTTTTTTCGTTTGGGGTTGTTTTCATTGAACGTGGTGTTTGTGGTAATGAAATATCTTGTTTTAAAAGACTTTTTGCTGGAATAGCTCTTTTCTTGTCAGCTCTCAAACCAGTAATTTTGTCTAGTCTCAAACTTCCTGAATACACTGCTGTTGATAAATTTCTAGCCATTTTTGTATCTCCGTTATAATGTATTTAGTAAATAATTATTCCTATAGGAGGAAAATTATGTTAAATTGGTTAAAGAAGATTTTAGGTATTGGACCTTCAGTGCCAGCGGCTGTAGAAGCTGCTATCCCAGCACCGGAAGAGAAACCGACATCTAAAACTAAAACCCAGAAAAAAAATGCTAAAACTAAAGAAAAAGTTGTTACAATTGATTTAAATAAGCAGACTAAGAAAAATTTACTCATACATGCTAAAGCACAAGGTATTAAAGCTAATGCTAGTATGAATAAAGCTGATATTATAAAAGCAATTAAAAACGGCTAGTAATAGCGTTTTGCAACTGCTGTAAAGCAGTATCTAAGCGAGTGAGCTTTCTTTCTAATACATTGATAGCCGCTCGCTGTTTTTTTGACTGTTCTTCCAAAGAACGTACATAATCTATAGTAGGAACTTCGTGATTAGAGCCATCTTCGCTCACCATAGTAAAGCGATCAACACCTTGTGCTTTTAATCCGCCAGTAACACGGTTTGGATTTTTATCAGTAGGCGTTTGTATGTTCTTGGATTGACGTCCGTACATCTTGTTCAAATAACTCATAATCTTCCCTTGCTTTCTTATATTTATACAAGTCAATACTTGCTAAATTTTTGCATTTAGATTCTACCATAATATCTGCTGTATTGTTAAATTCTAATGCCCAGTCATTAACTGCATTATTCCACATATAATCACTATGGGCTCTAAGTTTTGCTTTCTTGTAGCCTTGTTCTAATAGTAATTCTTTGTCAGGTAGTGTATTAGCATCAGCACCAACTAAGTAGTCTTCACGTGATACTGAATAATGTATTACAGGACGTACCCCACGCCAGCTATCAATTATGCGCAAATATCTATCGTCGGTGGGTTGTATGTATTCTCCACTATGGCACCAGTGATGGTGTATGTCAAGTACAAGTGCGACATGTTTTTCAAGTTCGAGACTGGCGTCAATCCCCCATGCATTTTCGTCGTTCTCGATCGTGATGGTGTTTCTTGCTTCAGGCGAGAGTCGTTTAAGTGCGTCCTTGATACCTTGTGGACCTTTTCTACCCGATATGTGTACATTGCATTTAAAGTCTTGAAATGACTTGCCGTATCCCATCCAGCGCAAGACATCGGTGTGATATTCAAATTCTTCTATGCTCCGTTCTACTATTTCTTCGTTGTCGCTTGCAAGTACAGTAAATTGGCCTGGGTGCATCGATAATCGGACATCGAGGGCTCTTGCCGTTTCTCCGACTTTTGCGAACTCTCGTTCTGCGTAGGCAACAACGTCAGGACGCTTCCAATAATAGCACCAATCACGCTGGGTATAAACAGGAAGTACATCAGAACCCAATCGTACCATCCGTAATTCAGTTGGAAGAGATCCCACATATTCAATCAACCTTTTGTATGACGCAATGTTATGGACCATAATGTCCCACAAGCGTTCTTCAGCAACATCACGTGTCTGCCTATTGAGCCACTGTACTGTTGTGCTACGAGTATTTAGCGGTCGTTGAATTTCTTCTAGTAGCTTTTTCTTTTGTGTTTGATCTGGATGCATGTACTTACATGCAAAACCGATACGATGTATTTCTTGCTGTTTCAAAAAGTCGCCTGCTGTTGTAAATTTTAAGTCCATAATGCTATTATACTACCTTTATTAATTATTGTCAACTTACAAATGCTTTCTCTTGTACAAATGTACCGGCTGTTTTTCTATTACCTTCTTCCCATCCTTTTGATATTAGCAGTTCTTTCACATCATTATTAAATGACATACTACCGCATATCATTACTTTGTTCAAAACTGGATCATCATTAATTAGTAATCCTTCAGACATTAGTTTAGTAATACGTTTTGATTCAAAAGGCCATTCAGAATCTTGTGTAACAATAGGCAAATATTCTATATCTAAGTCTTGTAAAAACCTATTATAAGCTAATAATTCATTTTGCTCTCTTACGCTCCATATTACACGAATATAATCAAAATGATCATATGTTGTAGGGTCTCTAAGAAGCGATATAAACGGTGCTATGCCTGTTCCTGTAGCAAGTAGCCACAAGTCACCTCCTAGTTCTATATTAGCTGTAGTAAGTGTTCCAGTAGGTTTTGCACCTACTTCTATTTCATCTCCAACCTTAATATGTTGTAGTCTACTAGTAAGTGGCCCATTTGGTACTTTAATACTATAAAATTCTAAGTATTCATCATATGGGCCACTAGTAAAACTATATGCTCGCATTATATCGTTATCGCCCATTCCTAACATTGTAAATTCTCCTGCGGTAAATCTAAATGTATTTGGACGTTCTGTCCGAATCCTAAATAGGTTATCAGTATAATGCTCTACTTCAGTAATTTTTAAATTCATTTTTTATTTCCAGTTATCTATAACCCAAGGGTCTTCACATAGTTCCGGATTTGGATCGCCGTGGAACACTGTAACACAGCACTCTATTCTTGGCGTAACATCTTCTATCGTTTTTAATTTTCTTTGTCCTTTACGACCGTTAGGAGCAAAGGCTCTATCCTTTCTTACTTCCCATTTCCAACTTAATATCCAACTATCAGGATACAACATTGCACCTTTTCTTCTATAAGTTGCATCGTACAAATAATCTTGATCACCGAAGAATTTCTTTTGTACTGCTATTGGATCTTTAATATAATCATCCCATACAAAATCTAATTCTCCTACTTTAAATCTTAATACGCTAGAGTTATATTTAGGCCAATTAGATCTCATTGCACGAGTAAAGTCTCTTACAATACACCAATGATTAGGTTGGTATGTAAACAGTTTATCTATGTTTCCTGCAATAACGACATCCAGATCCAAATAAAGGACAGTACCCTTTAATGGCAAATCTTTTGAAAACATGTAAGGCTTGCACCACCAACCTGCAATACCACTAGGTAGTGATAGTATTTTAACATTTTCGTTTATGCCTCTAGGATCGTCGGTTAGACAAACAAATTCAAAGTCTAATGTGCAATGTCTATTTACACCATTGTATAATCTGTTTACATAATCTGCAGAATATTTTGTGCCGTGTTTCAGACACAAAATGTAATTTTTATCTTTTACTAAAGGATTGTCGCTATACGCTTCATCAAGACGTCCAGATTCTTGATCCAACTTTGCAAGTTTATCTAGAGCCTTTTCACGCCTGCGGGTTTCCTTTATAGCCTTCCACTGTTCTTTAGTGTATTGACTTTTGTCAATTTTAGCCAAATCATACCTCGTAGATTGCTGAATTTGCTCCGTGTTCTGCACACTCTACTCGTACACAATAGCAACGATTATCTGTTGCTTCACGTATGAGTTTGTCTGCAAAATTAAATGCATGTTCTGCAAACTTCTCTGCACCAACACCGTCAAACACACGAATCTCTGCTAGTCCTTTTCTTTCAAGATCACGCATAGTTCGCATCTCTGGATCTGCCGAATCAACTACAACTTTGTGATCAAAACTGTCTTCAAGCCAAGCCTTCAAAGGTTTTAGTCCTCCAAAGTCTACTGCCCAGTTCTTGTTGTCTAGCTCGTCACATCCAAATGTAAATGTAAATGCTAGGCTGTAACCGTGCAGCAAATGACAATGTGAATGATCTGCGTTAGGTTGACGGAACACTGCTGATAAGCCAATGTTGTGTCCGTAATGTTTAGTGCTTAGATGTTTTGCCATATATTTTCTCCTATAAATATGTGGCGGCAGAATTAGAAGGGTTGACGCCAAGTCCTATATAATATTAATTATTATAATATATGTTACTTATATTGTCAACCGTTACGTTGGAATATTTCCAGGCTTTTGGAATCTTCCATTCTAGATCTTGATATATTGTAAAATTAATTCTAGGAAAACATTCAAATACCATGCCAATTTGATGTATCCAGTACCGTGGGTCTACAGCTCTTTTACTAGCATCATCATAATTAGGTGTATCTTTATATATATTGTTTACCTTTTTTGTCTTACTATGCAAATCAAATCCTAACAAGTTTACATATTTTTCTTTTGCACACTTCGCTGCTATTAAGACAGCATATGGACCACTTCCCCACTGAAATGGATCATCCCATCTATCGCTACCTACATATGGCAACTCGGGAACTTCTCTCACCCTTATACTTTTAAATTGTCCGACCCAGTCTGGCCTAGTATATACAATAGATCCTTGAACATTCACACCTGCATTAAGAGCTTCTTGCATCATACGTCTATCGACACATACAA